GATCTTGATGCTGGTGGAGAACAAGTCTACGATCAGAACATAGCTAATATATTAGAAGCTAGGCGTTCTTATGTTGTAGGAACTGCTCATTCTCAAGGATCTGGATACCCAGAATCTTGGAAAGACCAACCTTACTCAAGTGCTGTAGGATTAACTCAGATCTTTAAAACTGCAATGGCAATGGATAATACTACAAGAGCAACTGTTCTTAAGTATGAACCTAACGAATTTGCAAGAATTTGGAGAACAAAGTTAATCGAGCATAAGTATGACATCGAAACAGCGTTGTTATTTGGTTCTCAAGCAGAAGTAGATGGTGTTCAATACACGGAAGGTGCAATTAGTTTTGTTACTAATTATGGTAACATCTTTAGTGGTTCTGGTATTGGTGGAACTGGTACAAAGTCTCAGGATGATTTTCTTGATGATATGTCTCAATTCTTAGATCCTCGTTACAACAATGCAAATGCTACATTGTTCATGTGTTCAACTGATACTTATAATTGGATGCATAAACTAAGTGGATACTTTTCAGCTAATGTACAGAAAGTTGCTGGTGTAAGTGATGGAGCTGGAAGAGCTGATTTCCAAATTGCAGGTCGTAAGGGTGTCTATGGATTAGACGTTACACAGGTTTATACTCCTTATGGTGTTATGAATCTTGTTCGTAATGTTCATCTTGATGGATCTCCAGTTAAAATACTTGCTATGAATATGGCTCAATGTGCATACCGACCATTGGTAGGTAACGGATTGAATCGTGATACTGCAGTATACGTTGGAGTTCAAACTCTTGAGAATAGTGGTGTTGACCGTAGGGTTGATTTAATTCAAACTGAAGCCGGTATGGAGTTTCGGATGCCCGAAGCACATGCTGTCTGGAAATAGGGGGTAAATAATGTTAAAAAATCCTTTATATGGTTTAAACTCATACGATAACTCTGCATTAATCCAAAGTCTTTCAGGGAAAACACCTTTATTGCTTTCCGCTGATACAACATTAGCTGTAGCTAATCATAGTTTGCAAGTAGGCAAATA